TTATAAATATAAAGTACAAATTTTTTTTGTTATGGTAATCATAACATTATAAGGAGAAAAAAATGGCATTTCAGCTTTCACCAGGCGTACTGGTTACTGAAAAGGATTTAACACTACTTGTCCCTTCAGTATCTACTACTGCAGGTGGTTTTGCTGGAGCTTTCCAATGGGGACCTGCTAACGAAGTCGTTACAGTTGACTCTGAAACAACGTTGGTGGAAAGATTCGGTAAACCTAACGATAATACTTTTGTTGATTTTTTCACTGCTGCAAACTTTTTATCTTATGGCAACAACCTTCAGCTAATCAGGGTTATTAACAAGTCTTCTGCTCTTAACTCAGTTGGAAGTGCTAATACTGCTTCTTCTTCTGCTGTTTTGGTTGAAAACGAAGACGACTACACACAAAACCATTCTTCGGGTAGCTTATCAATTGAATGGGCAGCAAAGTATCCAGGTTTACTTGGAAACAGCCTTAAGGTTTCGCTTGCTGATGCTAACACATTTGCAACATGGCAGTATGCTACAAACTTCGATGATGCACCAAATACATCGACATACGCAGCTACCGTTGGTGGTGCAAACGATGAATTGCATGTAATTGTAATTGACGAAGATGGTGCTTGGACAGGAACAACAGGTGAAGTTCTTGAAAGATTCAGTTTTGTTTCTAAAGCATCTGATGCTAAACTTCCTGATGGCACATCAAATTTCTACAAAAATGTAATTAACAATAGATCAAAGTATGTTTGGTGGCTTGGTCACACAGGAAACGTTGTTTCAAGAAACTGGGGTTCAGCTGCTGCTGGCGTGACATTTGCTAACACTCTTTCACATTCTGGAAATGTTAGCGTTTCGTTGGTTGGTGGTACTGCTTCTGAGTCAGCTACAGACGGAAACGTTCAGACAGCATTCTCTATTCTTGCTAACGATGAGTTATTTGACATATCGCTAATTCCAACAGGTGGAGCTACTGCTGCTACTGTCACACACGTTATTAACAACGTTGCAGAAGTTAGACTTGACTGTGTTGTTTTCTGTTCGCCAGAGAAGGCAGACGTTGTTGATAATGCAGGAAGCGAAGCAACAGATGTCGTTGCATTCAGAGATAGCCTCCCATCAAGCTCATACGCAGTAATGGATTCTGGTTACAAGTATCAGTATGACCGCTACAACGATGTTTACAGATACGTTCCCTTGAATGGTGATACAGCAGGTCTTGCAGTAAGAACAGACTTTGTTGCTGATCCATGGTTCTCCCCAGCTGGTTTCAATAGAGGGCAGATAAAGAACGTTGTTAAACTTCCTTTCTCACCTAAGAAGACAGACAGAGATACTCTTTACAAGAAAGGCGTAAACCCTGTTGTTACATTCCCAGGTCAAGGAACTGTTCTCTTTGGTGATAAGACTCTCTTAGCTAAGCCATCTGCATTTGATAGAATTAATGTTAGAAGACTCTTCATTGTTCTTGAAAAAGCAATTGCAACAGCTTCTAAGTTTCAGCTTTTTGAATTTAACGATGCATTTACAAGAGCTCAATTTAGAAACTTAGTAGAGCCATTCTTGAGAGAAGTTCAGGGTAGAAGAGGTATTACGGATTTCAAAGTAGTCTGTGACGAAACCAATAACACTGGTGAAGTTATTGATAGAAATGAGTTCGTAGCTGATATCTTTATTAAGCCAGCAAGATCAATCAACTTCATTCAACTTAACTTCGTTGCAACAAGATCTGGTATCTCGTTCGAAGAAGTTGGCGGCTAATAAGGAGAAAATAAATGTCAACAGTATTTAACGTAGAACGTTTTAAATCAGCTCTAACGAACGGAGGAGTTCGTCCTAATCAGTTTGCCATTCAGTTATCTTTTCCAACCTACGTTCCTGCAGCTGCTCAGGCAGTTGCAAGATCGCCGTTTTTGATAAACATTGCTGAATTGCCTGGTCAGACTCTTAATCCAGCAATTACATTCTACAGAGGTAGAGAAGTTAAATTTGCTGGTGATAGAATCTACGCTCCATGGAACATCACAGTCCTTAATGATTCGCAGTTCTCTATTAGAAATGCAATTGAGGGTTGGATGACTGGAATGGAAGATCTTCAGCTTAAGACTGGTAGATTGAATCCTGCTGAATACCAAAGAAACGTTGATATATTCCAACTCGATAGAAACGGAAATATTCTTAAGTCTTATACACTTTTAGATGCATTTCCTGTTGACCTTTCACCTGTTGGGTTGGACTTTGGAGGGAACGATCAGATATCTACATTCTCGTGTACTTGGCAATATCAGTCGTTTGTTACTTCCTCACAGAGTGGTGGAAATTTGGGTAGCATTCTTACGCAAGTTTTTAACGCTCTTTAATTGATAAGAAAAATTTGTAATGGCGATTAATCTCTTTGGCTTTACTATTAGTAAAGAGGAGAAACCGGAGTTAAAAAATCAATCGATTATAACTCCGGTCTCCGATGATGGAGCTTCAACTGTATCGGCGGGTGGCTATTATGGCACATTCGTTGATATAGATGCTTCTGCTCGTTCTGAGTCTGAACTAATCACAAGATACAGAGAAATAGCTAACTACCCAGACTGCGACAATGCAGTTGAAGAGATTGTATCAGAAGCTATTTCAGCAATCGATGAAGAAAAACCAGTCACAATCAATCTTGAAAACTTAAATCTTTCTGACAACATTAAGAAAAGTATTCAAACTGAATTCGACGAGATCATGACTTTGTTAGACTTCAATGATAAAGCTCATGACATTTTTAGAAGATGGTATGTAGATGGACGAGTCTACTATCACAAGATGATCGACACTAAGGCTCCTGAAAAAGGAATCCAAGAATTAAGATTCATAGATCCAAGAAAAATTAGAAAAGTAAGAGAAGTAAAAAAAGATAAACAACAGAGTGGTTTAGACCTTATAACAAAAGTAGAAGAGTTTTTTATCTACAATGAAAAAGGTATTAACTATTCACCAGGTATTCCTCCAACATCAACGAGCAATGCTGGTGTAAAGATTTCAAACGATTCTATCGCCTACTGTCCTTCTGGATTACTAGACTTAGATAGAAACGTAGTACTTGGTTATTTGCACAAAGCAATCAAACCAGTAAACCAACTTAAGATGATGACTGATTCGCTAGTCATCTACAGACTTTCTAGAGCACCAGAGCGAAGAATATTCTACATCGATGTAGGTAATCTTCCTAAAATTAAAGCTGAACAATACATGAAAGATATCATGACAAGATATCGCAACAAGATTGTTTATGATTCAGCTACTGGTGAAATTAAAGACGATAGAAAATTTATGACAATGTTGGAAGACTTCTGGCTTCCAAGACGTGAGGGAGGAAGAGGGACTGAGATTACTACACTTCCTGGTGGTGAAAATCTTGGTCAGATTGCTGATATCGAATATTTTCAAAACAAGGTGTATCAATCTCTGAATATTCCTATCTCTAGATTCCAACAACAGTCTGGATTTAATTTTGGTAGAGCAGCAGAGATCAGTCATGAAGAGATGAAGTTTAATAAGTTTATCTCGAGACTTAGAAAAAAGTTTAGCCATTTGTTTGACGATCTTTTAAGAACTCAATTAGTGTTAAAAAGAATTATTACAGAGAACGATTGGAACACTTTAAAGAATACTATCTCTTATAGATTTGCTCAAGACCAGTACTTCCAAGAAATGAAAGAGTTTGAAAACTTAAGAAACAAGCTTGATGTAATGAATCAGCTTCAGCCTTATATTGGATCTTACTTCAGTATGAACTACATTCGCAAGAGTGTTCTTAAAATGACAGATCAAGAGATTGAAGAGATAAAACAAGAGAATCAGGAAGAACCACCTCAGCAAATACAAGCTCAGGGTGGAGAAATGCAAACGCCAGCTGATCAAGGTCAACAACCAGATCAAGGCGACCAAGGCGAACAACTGCAATAAATATATTATAAATAAAAGAAACTTTTAGGAAATATTATGGAAACTAAAGAAATAATTAATCAATTTGTGGATGATGTATTAGATGGCAATAGCTTAGCAGCTAAAGAAGCATTTCAAAATGCCATTTCAATTAAAGTTTCTGATGCCATAGAACAAAAAAAAGTAGAAGTAGCACAGAGTGTTTATAATAACGATGCTGCTTCAAAAGATTCAGAACAAGACGAGGACACAAAAGAATGAAATCTTTTTCTCAATTTAAAGAAGAGCATAACGCCAAAGCATTTTTAACTTTGGCTGAAAAGGAAATGTCTCAGTCTCAAATGAAGAGACGCGAAGAGATTGCTCAGGCAATGGACGATGAAGATTTCAAAGAGCGCTACGGCAAAGATTGGAAGTCTGTCAAAATGGCAACTGCTACCAAGCAGGCGATGAAAGAAGAGTCTGAAGAAGAAGTTGTTGAAGAGTACGTTGAGCACTGGTGTGCTAAGCATGTCTATCACGACGTGTTTGGTGAAGGCGTTGTTGTAGAAGGCGAACACGCTGTTCCAGACGAGAACGGTGACATTGAATGGTACACTGTAGAATTTCCTCACGGCAAAGAAACTGTCTTTACTGAAGATGTTGAAGTGATGCATGAGAGAATGCATGGCCACATGATGAAGAAGAAAAAGAAAATGTCTGAAGAAGAAGTGGCTGAAATGTCTTCTAAAGAAAAAATGAAAAAAGGTTTATACAACAAAGAAGAAGTTGAAGTCGTTGAAGAAGCAAAGCTTCATCCAAATCAACAACAACTTGATGTTCACGAACCAGAAAAAGACGAATTGACAGCTAAAGATTTTGAAATGCTTAGAAAGATTAAAAAGGCTAGGGCAAAATAAATGGCTGAGGCTAAAATACTAAAAAAATCTAGAAGACAGGCTGTAGTAGCAGCAGTTGGCACTGGTACATTTCATGCTAATTTAACTTCGCTGCTTCACTTCAGCTCAAATGTCACGGGTCATATTGTTCAAGATCAGTTCTTTTCTGAAGCAAATGCGGTTTGTACTATTACAGATGTTATCTTCACTCTCGATAACAACGCAACTATTACAAGAGGTGGTAATACAATTATCACTTTGACAGCCGGTCAGGCTGACTTCTCGTTTGCTCAGAAATATGGGTTTGTTCTTGACGATAAAGCTAATGCAAACATTCAAATTAATTTTGGAGCAAACACAGGATCAATTTTCTTATGCCTCACTAAAGGCGATGGCTTTAATGATCCTAACCTCCAAATTTTAGCGGATTATCAAAGACCATGAAGTTAATTAAAGAACTT